GCCCATTGGAAACTCTTAAGTCTGTAAATTTAATCATAACGAAAGTTTAAAAAGAGGGAGGAGCCATTCCTCCCTCTTTATTAATTACCACTTCTTAATTAGGAGCCGAAGACTTGTGCAACAACTGTGCTACCAGCAGCAGTGTTAATGTCGGCAGTCACCAGATAGGAAGCTGTCGAGCTACCATAACTCGCGGGAGCAGGGATAGCAATGATAAGTTCCTTCGGGGACTTCTGAATATCCTCAGCATCACCCTGATAGGCCCAAGTGAGTTCAATCACATCGTAGCCATAAGTCTCAGCAGGGTTAACAATCGGCTTGAAGTCGAAGTTATTAGGGTAACCCATACCTCTGTAGATGTCACCCCTTTCACCAGCGCAGAAGTACTCAAGGTCAGCAATCTTCTTGCCGTTGAGAATCTTAGCAGTCGGGTGGTCAGCATCGTAAGTGATGGTAGCCCACTGAGTTGCCAGACCACTGGAGACAATCGTGTCAGCAGCAACAGAGAATCTCAGAAGCTCAAACTGAGCCTTACCGAGAATCCAAGGCTGGTCAGCAGCTTCAATGATGATACCAAGGAGGGAACCATAACCAGCAACTGTAGATTCAGCGGAGCTAGCAGTAACCTCCCAGAGGTTTGTGTTGAGTGTCAGGGACTGACCAGAAGCAACTGTAGTCACAAACACCTTAATCAGCGGATTGTAAGCAGCCTTAGCAGCATTCTTAGCGAGGTTGACAGCGATACCGGCAATAACATTCTTAGCGGCATCACCACTCTTGGCAGTGTAATCAGCAAAGATGAAACCCTTATCCTCAGGAGAGATACCACCAAACTCGTCAATGGTAACCTTCAGGATGTACTGTTGGCCAGCCACAGCAGAAGTGGAGGCAACGTAGGCACTCTTGAGATACTGAGACATTGCGGCAGCCTTGATGCCCTTACCCTTCAGGGTAGCGAGGTCAATCAGGTCAGTTCTCACAACACCGTCATTACCAACATACTTAGCAGCAATCTGACCATCACCGGCAGCGGAGAATTTGATATCTCCAAGGGTGTCAAGGTTGCTATCTACGGCCTTAGCAACATAAAGATGCTTAACTTGATTTGTACTAAAATTAGCCATAAATTTTTGTTTAAATTAAAATGTGTTATTGTAATTGTATTCCTTTACTCTGTAGAGCTAACCTTACTGCCAACTCTAAGATTGGTCTATGTAAGGACTCATGTAATGAGCATGTTTGTTCTGTTGTTTCTCCATTAATAGAGAGTCCTTCAGAAAGTGGCTCTAATATAATCGGACTTATCTTATTTATATATCTAACCAGATATTTACTTATTGTATATTTTGATACAATCTCAACTTTGTTTTCAGAGATGTCTAGTCTTAAAGCTCTTCTAAAACCTGGCCCCTTGAAGGGATTTTCGTTTGTTCTATAATAGTCATCTTGTGTTACAGGAACAACCTGAACTTCTTTTTCACTAAGGCAAGTATTAGAAGAACTTGCTAATTTAGCCGACTCATAGGTAATAAACCAAAGGTCATTAGGAAGGTCAAATACTTGAGAATTCTCACTAAGAAGCTTTCCTTCGTATGTGCTGGGTGTAATCTCAGCTGTTTTAATCAAAGAACTCAGATATCTCCTAATTTCTTCAGTCTTCTCAAAGGAGTCTAAATTAGAATTATTTCCTGTATAGTAAGAGAGAACTATCTGTTCTTGTGCTTCAGTTAAGAAGTGAGACTTCTCATACTCATCAAGGACTATATCCTTCTTAAGATTTCCTTCTCCAAAAGAAGCTCTCTGTGAATAACTATTGAGCAGTGTATCAAAACTATTTGAAAACTCCTTTGTTGTCATAATTATCTACTTTGAGGAACGATTCCCTTCTCTGTGGCACTACTTGTACCAATAGCAACCTGAGAAGTTAAATCACCAGTATAAGCGGCTTTTGCTAACTCAACGGCTCTCTGGAGAATATCCTCATGAAGGATAGGGTCTAACTCGCAAGTTTGTTCAGCGGTTTGGCCATCTAATGTTACTCCTTCAAGAGTAGTAAGGATAATTGCTCTAGGCCTCTTAACATATCTAGCAACATACTTTGTTAAAGTATCATTGGAGCCAACAATAATATCTGCAGATGTGCTGGGGTCTCCAGTTGCTAAGAGTCTCCAAGCTTGATAGTGAGTAGGTCTCTTATAAGGCTTAGACATTTGTCTGGAGTACTCAACATAACTGATAGGAATAACAGTTAAAAGTACTGTACCAGTCCCTCTAGTAACTTCAACTCTTTCATTCACATAGAGCAGTACATCTGTGGGGGTTGTAATAGAACCAACACCAGCACTTCTGCCATCAAATGTGGATGCCCCAAAGGAAGTAACTGTTTGTGTTTTCATTAGTTTAGAGAAGTCAATCTGCCTCTCTTCACTACCATCAAAGCCATCAAGAAACTTATTACCTTTAGGATTGAAGTAAGCAAGGACTAATTCATTTTGGGCCTTAGTAAGAAAGACGCTCTTTTCATATTCATCAAGACCAGGAGCCTGGTTAGACATTATATTATTATAGAGAACATCAAACTGATTACTAAATTCCGAATTTGTCATATTACTCTTTTACTTTTGCTTGTATTGCAAAGAGCACATCCTGATGTTTAGGTGCATTCAAATACTTGGCAGCCATTGTCAGTGTAGACTCTTCATTAGCTTCGCAAAGAGGAATATTTCCTTCTCTTAAGTAGTAGTGGTTATCTCTGTTGGAAATAACACCTGCTTCAGTAGCCTTCTTGATAAGTACCTTAGTATTTAAATACGGGTCAGTGATGACTCTAAGGAATAATTTACTGTCTGCTTGGATAAGGTTATTAATCTTAGCTTGCAGGAACTCAAGTTTAGAGTTAGGAGCAGTGTTTCTACCATCAATAGACTCAATGATAACTCTCAGAGTGTAGACATCATTTTCAATCTTACCATACTCCTTGTAGCACTTCATAACAGCACTCATGTTATCTCTTGTCTGCCTGTTCTCTTCACCCTCAGAAATAATCACAAACTGATAAGTGGCTTTAGGGTCATCCTGAAGAGCCTGCAGTGACGGAGCAATAAAGTCCTTATTAGCCAGCAGAACTTTGTATTTTATATAATCCATCGGACTAGAGAGGTCTAAGTAATTATCCTGCTTAGTAAGTCTGACACTTACTGTCTCCCAGAAGTTATCAACCTTTCTAATAGCACTAAGAGCATTTACTTCAAAGCCCATTGCGTCCTCAAGATAAGCTTTTTCTTCCTTAGTAAGCACATTTACAAAAGCACCAGACCTTAATCTAGGAACTACAAAAGTTCTTGAAGCACCCTCAGCCATACCACCATAAAGGATATGTTTGGGGTTAGTAACCATACCGCCTTCTTTAGGGATATGTCTAATTGTAATCTTCTCATTTCTGAGAATGTTCACAGGAGTTTCCTCCCTTTCTTCATACTCTGTAACAACTCTTTTGTTGCTTACTTTAGGTTGAGCAACTTCCTTAATAGGAACCATTTCAACTGGACTATCGTCAACCTCAAAATCCGGTGTAGAATAATCTACTTTTTCTTCCATTTTTTTACTCATTTCTTCTCCTTTTTAAAAATAAAGGGAGGAGGATTACTCTCTCCTCCCTTTCTAGGCTATTTAACCCTGCAGAATAGCAGGAATTAACGACATTGTTCTGGTCGGGTCAAGAATGCAAACACCCAGAGTAGCCATTCTGTGGATGACAGCAGCATCCTCATCAAAGCTCATGTAAGGGTTATTCTTAGCACCAGTGAACGGGTTTCTAAGACCCCACTGATAACCTCTGTACTCTTCGTCACCTCTCACCTTGCACTTGAAGATGTTAGGCTGGTCCATAGTACCAATGTAGAGGATATCATATCTGTAGGATTCGGCAACACCACCATCGGGATGGAGCACCTTATTTCTCACAGGGTCATCATAGAACGGGTCAACATCAACCTTCACTCTCACACCGTTAGGAGCCATGAACTCAACAAACTGGAAGCCAGCCTTGAGGGCATTGCTATGCAGAGGAGAAGAAGTCTTGTCAACAACCTTCACGGAGCTATTGTCAATCTCAAACTGAGTCCAGCCAGAGATTTCATTCAGCACAGCCTTGTGGAACTGAGAAGCACCTCTTTCACCAGTCTTAATGACGAAATATCTGTCGCCAAAGTCAAGCTTAGCAGCGGACAGCTCATACAGAGCATCTTCCAGAAGCTTGAGGGAGAACGTGTTGTAGTACATTGTGTTAGCAACCTCCATCTGCTCTCTCAGACCAGCACCCATCTTGATGGCATTACCAGACTTGCCAAAGTTGAGGTATTCACCATTGGCAGTTCTATTGCTTCTACCATACATGAGGATATTGTTCTTGTAGTCAGACCATTGCTGCTCAACTTCCCAATCAACAACATGCATCCACATTGTCTTGACATCCTTAACAAGTTTGCCACTCTCAGTAGCCTGAGTAACAGGAATACCAACAGCAAGTTTCTTGTTCAGCATGGAACCAGGAACCTTATGTTGAATTCTAATAGTGGACCACTCGTTTCTCATAGAGACAGGGCTGGTGAATCTCACATCACCGACCTTTCTGGAGAGTTCCTTCTCCACAGGAGCGTACTCAACAGAGAATCTCTTACCAGC